ATTAAAGATATTATTCAAGAAACAGCTACAGCAGGTGCTACATCAGCAGCTAATGTTTCCGTAGGGGTAGCTTACCCTAATGTCAAAGGAAAGCAGCCTAAAAAACGAAAAGACGGTACTGCTCCTAACGCATTAGATCTAAAAGGCGGAAACCTGCTTTCAGGCGGCTCTTTGGTAAAAAGATAAATACTACTATGAAAAACAATGTGTTTAATGAAGATAACGATCTAGGTCCTCAAGACCACGAAGCTTCTATGGCTAGAGCAGAACTATACAAGTCTGCTGAATATGCTATTAAGATCTTCCATATGATCAAGCCCGGCGATAATTTAGAAGGATGGGTAGCTGCTAAGATCACTAAAGCAGCTGATTATCTAGATTCTGTAGCACATTATATGGAATATCAAAAGAAATTCGAAGAACCTAAAATGGATGACGAAATGTCGTTGGACTCTGAACCAGACGAATCATTAACTGCTGAAGTTGCTGAAAACCTCACAGATCAATGGAAAAAATTTAAGACACAAGGATAAGAACATGGATTTTAAATCTATAATTAACAAACTAGACAATTTGTCTGCTCCTCCAAAGGGAGTTCAAGCACCAAAACAAGCCGATCCTATTAGATTAGACGAAGGCACAGAATTACGTGTTCTAGCTGGTGTTACAAAACTAACTGAATCTGTTATTGCTGAAAAGAAATTAACAGCAGCCGAAAAGAAAAAGAAAGAAGAAGTTGCTAAGGCAATCGAAAAAGACGACCCTAGCATGAAAAAATCTAAAAAGATGGCTATTGCTACAGCAACAGCTAAAAAGACAACCGAAGCTGTTAAAGAAGAAATGAAAGTTGGCGACAAAAAGAAATCAGCTTCCGGTGGCACAATTACTAAAACAGCAACTGGTATCAAACACGAACGTGATCCAGAAAGCTACGACGATGGCGGGGACAGCGAAGAGAAGTCAGGCAAGGGTAAAAAGAGCCATGCTAAGTCAATGTCAGCAGCGGAAAAGAAAGATCGTGCTCCAAAACAAAAACAATCTCCAAAGAGTGCTAAGACCTGGGGTATGAAAGACGGCGAAAAATTTGACAATCGTAAAAAAGACGAATCTGTTAAAGAAGGTGCCAAGCCAGACGCTAACAAAGACGGCATTCCGGATTACGCACAAGACGGAAAAGGTCCTAAGGACCTAGGAAAAGGTAAAACACCTGCTGCCAAAGACGGTGCTAAGAAAGGCATGTCAGCCAAGCAAGAAAAATTCTTTGGCAAAAAGAAAGCTAAAGAATCATTATCCTTTGCTACAGCACTTCAAGTAGTTAGAGAAAGTAGAGGCCAATTTCAAATTGATCCTATGGACAAAGATTTATGGTCATGGGCAGAGCGTGTAGGTAAGAGCAAATTTAACGAATCTGTTCAAGCACAGGCATTTGCTGCTGCTACCTATGAAAGAATGGGCGGCGAATGGAACCTACATAAAATTATCAAAGAATAAATTTCTTTTGGTAAACAAAAGCCAGTCATTACTTGACTGGCTTTTTTTATGACTATATAATATACATTATTACTTGGAGTTTACAAATGGCAAAAATGTACGGACCTGAAGAAAAAGCAAAATTAGAAAGATTGATTAACGAAGGTGGTAATGTACTTCGTGAAATTGAAGATTTAAGTGAAGGTCTTAAAGAAACTGTAAAAGCAGTCGCAGAAGAATTACAAGTAAAACCTAGTATTATTAACAAAGCAATTAAAATCGCACATAAAGATAATTGGAAATCCCATGAAGAAGAGTGGGACGAAATTGAAATGATCTTAGGTGTTACAAAAAGATTACCCGAATGATAGATATTTTAAATGGAACAGCTACATGGATCAAACAAGACTATTCGAGCAATGGAGTTCGTTTTTGTCTTGAGGTCGTTGCTTGGGCTATTAGCATTGGCTGTTCTATCACTATGGCACTCACCGTTCCAACACCACCTCTCATTATACTTTACCCAATTTGGATTACTGGTTGTGCTATATACGCTGGGTGTGCTTATAGTCGTGGTTCCTTTGGGATGCTGGCTAATTACCTATTGTTGGTCACAATTGACTCAGTAGGGTTAGTTAGGATGCTAAGTACTTAAGAATAAGGTTTGATCAGCCATAAATGATCTGTTTGGTTTGCCAGCCGCAAATGGCATAGGAGAAAAATTTGAGTTACGTTGACGCATTCTATAATCGCGATCAGGATACTATCCACATCGTTGAACGAGACGATAATGGCCATAGACATTTTAAAGAATATCCTGCTCGACATATCTTTTACTTTCAAGACCCTAAGGGCAAATATACTAGTACTAACGGCGAACCACTTAGCCGTGTAACTTGTAAAAATCTCAAAGACCTACATAAAGAACTTAAAATACACAGCGGTATGAAGCTGTATGAATCGGATATAAATCCAATTTATCGATGTCTAGAAGACAATTATCTAAATCAAGACTCCCCCAAATTACATGTAGCATTCTTTGACATTGAAGTAGACTTTGATCCTGAGCGTGGCTACGCATCACCAGAAGATGCGTTTATGCCTATAACTGCTATTGCTGTACACTTACAATGGTTAGATACTCTAGTATGTTTAGCTATACCTCCAAAAACTCTCACCGTAGAAGAAGCTAAACAAGCAGTAGCAGAATTTCCTAATACTTATATTTTTGAAACAGAAGCAGAGCTGTTAGACAACTTCCTAAATTTAATCCAAGACGCCGATGTATTAAGCGGATGGAACTCAGAAGGCTTTGATATTCCTTATACTGTTAATCGTGTAACCAAGGTATTAAGCAAAGACGACACACGTAGATTCTGTCTGTGGGATCAATATCCAAAGAAACGAGAGTATGAGAAGTATGGAAGGCAAGCTGTTACTTATGACCTTGTTGGTCGTGTTCATCTGGACAGTCTCGAGTTGTACCGCAAATATACCTATGAAGAACGCCACACATACAGACTTGATGCTATTGGAGAAATGGAGATAGGTGAGAACAAGACTGTCTACGAAGGTACGTTGGATCAACTGTATAACAACGATTTCCGTAAGTTCATTGAATACAATAGACAAGACACGGCCTTGTTAGATAAATTAGACAAAAAACTAAAGTTTTTAGATCTTGCTAACAAACTAGCACATGAATGTACTGTATTATTACAGACAACTATGGGTGCTGTAGCTGTTACTGAACAGGCTATTATTAACGAAGCTCATCGAAGAGGAATGATTGTTCCTAATAGGATCCGAAGAGAACCTGGTTCAGAGCCGGCTGCGGGTGCGTATGTTGCGTATCCAAAGAAAGGTATCCACGAATGGATCGGTTCAGTTGATATTAACTCGCTGTATCCGTCAGCGATTCGTGCTTTGAATATGGGTCCAGAGACTATTGTTGGACAATTACGTCAAGACTATACAAAAAATTACATTGAACAGGAAATGGGCAAGGGAAAATCATTTGCTGCTGCTTGGGAAGGTATATTTGGTAGTCTTGAATACGAATTCGTGATGGAAAGAAATATTGCCAAAGAAATTACAATTGATTGGGAAGGTGGGGGTAGCGATACCCTAAGTGGTGCTCAAATCTATGACCTTATCTTCGAAAGTAATCAACCTTGGATGATTTCTGCTAACGGTACAATTTTCACTTACGAAAAAGAAGGTGTTATTCCCGGATTGTTAAAACGCTGGTACGCTGAACGTAAAGAGATGCAGGCCAAACTCAAAGAGTGTATTGCTGCCGGAAATAAAGTAGAAGAAGAATACTGGGACAAGCGTCAATTAGTTAAAAAGATTAACCTAAACAGCCTGTATGGTGCTATTCTTAATCCCGGCTGTAGATTCTTTGATAACAGGATTGGTCAAAGTACTACACTTAGTGGTAGACAGATTGTTAGACACATGGCTGGTAAAATAAATGAAATAGCCACAGGCGAATATGATTACAAAGGAAAAGCTGTAATCTACGGCGACACAGACTCTTGTTATTTTTCCGCTTACCCTGTGTTGAAAAAAGAAATTGAAAGCGGTCAGTTACCTTGGAATAAAGAAACTGTAGTCCAACTCTACGACCAAATAGCAGATGAGGTAAATGCCAGCTTTCCTAAAATGATGCAAGATAAGTTTCATTGTCCTAAAACTCGCGGCGAAGTTATCAAAGCAGGAAGAGAACTAGTAGCTTCAAAAGGTCTGTTTATTACTAAGAAACGCTATGCTGTTCTTTATTATGATAAAGAAGGTAAACGAGCAGATGTAAATGGTAAACCGGGAAAGATCAAGGCTATGGGTCTAGATCTTAAACGTTCAGACACTCCAGTTGTTATTCAAGATTTCTTAAGTCAAGTGCTAGAACAAGTCCTAAACGGTGTGCCTAAAGAAGAAGTCCTAGAATACATTACTAATTTTAGAACTGAATTTAAAACACGGCCGGGTTGGGAAAAAGGTTCTCCTAAACGAGCCAACAATATCACTGAGTATCAGGCCAAAGAAAAGAAACAAGGCAAAGCAAACATGCCAGGACATGTTCGAGCTAGCTTAAATTGGAATACTTTGAAACGCATGAATGATGACAAATACAGCATGAGTATCACTGATGGTGCTAAAGTCATTGTATGTAAGATCAAAGATAATCCAATGGGCTATACTAGTGTAGCTTATCCTGTTGACGAGCTTAGACTTCCTCAATGGTTCAAAGACTTGCCTTTCGCCGACGGTGAAATGGAAACCACAGTTATCGATGAAAAGTTAGAAAACCTAATTGGTGTTTTGGAATGGGACATCAGTTCAACTAGGTCGGATAATACATTCAGCAAATTGTTTGATTTTGAGTGATTTCTAGGTTGATTTTTTCTCAAGATCTAAATATAATCTTAATATACATGGAGACTCTCTAAATGAAAGATATTTTACAAGACATCGTATCACATACGCAAAACCTAGGCTTCTTAACCACAGTTAAGGTCACAGGCACAGAAGAAGGCACAAGCATCTTCTCAATGGCTGATGACCGTTCAGTAATTATGGAAGCTAGCACACACAATCCATATCCAGATATGATTGGTACATTTGGAATGCCGCAACTACAGAAATTAAAATATCTAATAGACGGTCCAGAATACAAAGAGGATGCTAAGATAAACATTACTACAGCAGAACGTAACGGAGAAACTATTCCTGTTGGTATTCACTTTGAAAACAAAGATGGCGACTTTAAGAACGATTATCGTTTTATGAATCAAGAAATCATCAACGAAAAGATGAAAACAGTTAAGTTCCGTGGTGTTAAGTGGGATGTAGAGCTTGAGCCAAGTGTAGCTTCTGTTACACGTTTTAACTTTCAGGCAGGTGCTCATAGTGAACATCCAACATTCTTGGCAAAAACAGATGGCAATAATCTAAAGTTTATATTTGGCGATGCTTCAACACACGGCGGCGAATTTGTATTCGCACAGAATGTAGTAGGTAAACTTGATCGCGGATGGACATGGCCAGTACTTCCAATTCTAAGTATCTTAAAAGCTGCTGATGTTAACAATACTAAAATGGCTTTAAGTAATGAAGGTGCTATCCAAATCACTTTAGACAGCGGACTTGCTACTTACAAATACATTATTCCAGCACAGCAACAATAATGATTAAAGGTCTACAAGGTATTAGCGGGTTAACGGTAACTGGTGGTAACACCAGTATGCCGTACATTAATCAAAACAACAACAATCCTATACAAGGTATGC